ATTTGGCGAGTGTTAGTAATTTAGCAAAACAATATGTTATTCATTACCCAATTAATCAGGAACCAAATGTTTATGTTCAAATTGAAAAAAATGAAAGCAAAGAATATGATAAATTAATTTTAGAATTTAATAAAGCTTACGATGTTTTTATTGGTTTGATTAAAAAATAAAATAATGTAGATATTTATAATAAAATATAATTATGAATACAAAATTATTATTAGATAATTATCTTGGAAAAAACACAAGAGTATCTGAAAAAGAAATGGGTGACGGAACAAAAGAAGTTTGTGATCTAGACACTGGTGATTGTTATACCCTAAGAATGAAAGATGGTCTTATTGAGAGGGTTGACAATACGAAGAGAGCATTTAAAAAAATACAAGTAGAGACCACACATGGTATAAAAACATTATTAAACGGATAGTATGAGAATAGATGAGAAAATATTAAATGAAATTGCTAGATACAATTCAATTAATCGATATATTACTGAACAAGACGTTCCCCCAGCAGATCCCGCTGCGGCAGGAGCACCTCCACCCCCAGCAGATCCCGCTGCGGCAGGAGCACCCCCACCCCCAGCAGATCCCGCTGCGGCAGGAGCACCGGCTCCACCAACACCTGTTGATGTTGCTGCGGACCCTGATGTTGAAGAAGTTGGAGGTGAAGGAGAAGAAGGTGAAGAAGGTGAAGGTGTTGAAGAACTTGATATAACAGATTTAGTTGATTCTCAAAAAACTATGGCTGACAAACAAGAAGAATATTTTACCAACTTGTTTGATCAAATTAAAAATATGGAACAAAAATTATCCGAAATGGATAAATTGGTTTCAAAAATAGATTCTTTAGAAACTAAATTTGATAAGTTTAGACCAAAAAGCCCACAAGAAAAATTAGAGTTAAGAAGTTTAGATTCTGGACCATTTAAACAAAATTTAGCCGATTTTTTCGATGAGAAAAAAGTTGAAATGGAAAAAAGTGGAAAAAATGAATATGTTTTAACAAATGATGAAGTTGAAAATTTTAACCCATCTGATATTGAAAGTTCATTTAATCAACCTATGGATGACGAAGACGACACTTTATTAAACAGATATAACTCTTAGTGATTAGAGAGGGACATCAACGACCCTCTCTTAAATTTTTTTTAAATATTTTATTGACTACCCTACTTTTTATAACTATATTTTCTACGTAAACCTTTAATAAATTATATACACAATGGCGACAAACAATGTCTTAGATGCAGTTTTGGCTCAATATGAGAGTTCAAAACAAAGTGGTTCTTCTTCCACTTCAAAATTCACACAAGAAGAAAGAATGAAAAAGTATTTCGCGGCAATCCTTAAGGACAACGAAAAACAAGGTCAAAAAATGATACGTATTTTACCGACAACAGATGGATCATCTCCCTTTAAGGAAGTTTGGTTTCACGAAATCAATGTTGATGGTAAATGGCAGAAGTTCTATGATCCAGGAAAAAATGACAACGAACGTTCACCTTTAAATGAGGTTTATGAAGAGTTGATTTCAACAGGTCGTGAATCCGACAAACAATTGGCAACACAATATAGATCACGTAAGTTTTATATTGTAAAAGTAATTGATCGTGATAACGAAGAAGATGGTGTTAAATTTTGGAGATTTAAACACAATTACAAACAAGAAGGAATTCTTGACAAAATTATTCCAATTTGGAAAGCAAAAGGTGACGTTACTGACTCTGATAATGGTCGTGACTTAATCCTTGAACTTACAAAGGCGAAAACTCCAAAAGGAGCGTTTTACACAGTAATCCAAACAGTAATGTATGACGATCCGTCACCAACCCACGAAGATTCTAAAAAAGCTTCAACATGGATTAATGATGAGTTGACTTGGGAAGATGTTTATTCTAAAAAACCAATTGAGTATTTAGAGGCTATCGCAAAAGGTGATACACCAAGATGGGATACTGAAAAAGGAGGGTTTGTTTATTCTAATAGCGAAACTTCTGAAGTTTCAATGGGAGGAACAAAACCATCAAAAACTAATAAAGAGGTTTCCGACCCACAATCAAATGATGAGGTTGACGAAGAATTACCATTCTAATTTTAATTAAAAAAAGATAACGGGAGCAGTTTATTGTTCCCGTTTTTTTATGTATATTTTATAAAACAATTATTAATTATTATGGCATTGAAAAAGAAAGAATTTAGTTTAGACGCAATAAAAAGCAAGTTTTCCACCAAAACAAAATATAAACCCGAAAGTTTTTATAATTGTGGTGAAGCTTTCATGGGATCTTGTGGATTACCGGGACCTATTATGGGAGGTATTAATATGTTCTTAGGACATTCAAATACATCAAAAACAACGGCAATGATATTGGCAGCGGCTGACGCACAAAAGAAAGGTCATTTACCTGTTCTTATTATTACTGAGAAAAAATGGTCTTGGGAACATGCAATTGAATTAGGGTTACAAGCGGAGAAAAACGAAATTGGTGAGTATGATGGTATGTTCATTTTTAATGATTCGTTTGATGTAATTGAACAAGCAACAGAATTCATTAATAATATTCTTGATTCTCAAGAAAAGGGAGATATACCTTATAACTTATTGTTTTTATGGGATAGTATTGGTAGTGTGCCTTGTCAGATGACTTTTGATGGAAAAGGTGGTGGGATGCACAATGCAAAAGTGTTAGCCGATAAGATCGGTATGGGAATCCATTCAAGGATCTCAAAATCTAAAAAAGAAGAGTATCCATATTACAACACTTTGGTTATTTTAAATCAGCCATGGGTGTTACTTCCTGATAATCCATTTGGTCAACCTGAAATAAAGGCCAAAGGTGGTGAAGCGGTATGGTTGGCGTCATCATTAGTATTCTTGTTTGGTAATCAGAAAAAGGCGGGGATTAGTCATATTGATGCCACTAAGAATGGTAGAAAAGTATCGTTTGCAATTAGAACAAAAATTTCTATATTAAAGAATCACGTTAATGGTCTTGGGTATAAAGATGGTAAGATCATTGCAGTACCACAAGGTTATATTGCAGACACAAAAGAATCTTTGGATAACTATAAGAAAGAATATTCAGATTATTGGGAAACAAAGTTAGGTTATTCAGATTATTCTTTGGACGAATCTGATGATGATATTGACGAATAATTTAAAAAATACAAATGATTAAAACTCTTGTTATTGACGGCAACAATCTACTGAAGATTGGAGTTTGTGGTGTCAAAGATTTTTATAATAACGGAGAACATGTTGGTGGGATTTGGCATTTCTTAAATACAACCAGAAGATTTTTGGATGAAGGAAATTACAACAAGGTTGTGGTTTGTTGGGATAGTGAAAGTAACTCAACACAACGAAGATTATTTTACCCCAATTATAAACTTAACCGAAGACAAGCAAATACCGAAGAACAAGTAAATTCATTCTCATATCAAAAGACAAGAGTAAAACAGTATCTTGAAGAAATGTTTATAAGACATATTGAAATTGATGATTGTGAGGCTGACGATATTATTGCTTACTATTGTAAAATATCTAAAGACGAACACAAAACTATATTTTCAAGTGATAGAGACCTTACACAGCTTATCTCTGAAGATGTGAGTATCTATTCCCCAAGCACTAAAAAACATTATAAGAATGGAGATATGATTAAAATGTATGATGTTGAGATACCCCACTATAACGTTAAAACTTGGAAAATATTATCTGGTGATAAGTCAGACAACATTAATGGAATTTATTATTTAGGAGAAAAAACATTAGTTAAGTTATTTCCTGAGTTACTTGACAAAGAGGTAAATATCGACGATATTATAACAAAAGGAGAATTACTCTTAAAAGAAGATAAAGACAATCAATCTTTAAAAAACTTATTAAGTGGTAGAACTAAAGATGGTATTTTTGGTGATGAGTATTACAAGATAAATAAAAAACTTGTGGATTTATCGGAACCACTAATAAGTGAAGAAGGAAAAGAATTAGTTGAATCTTATTATTCCGAGTCGATGGATCCCGACGGAAGAGGACATAGAAATTTAATTAGATTTATGATGAATGACGGGTTTTTTAAATATCTACCAAAGGGTGACGACGCTTGGGTTAGTTTTTTAAAACCATTCTTAAAGTTAACAAGAAAAGAAAAAACAAATTTTAAAAACAAAAAAAAATAAAAAACAAATGAAGGAACAAGATATAACAAAAGTAGAGTTTTTGTTAATGTGTAATGACAACATTGTTGTCCAAAGATTTTTTAACGTGAGAGGTTTTAATAGAAACGCTTACAAATCTGAAGAACTTTATGACCATGTTAGTCGTCTGTGTCGAGAGTTAACATACGACTTAAAAATGAGATCTGTTGTTTATATGTTAGAAAATCGATATGAAATTTTAGAAAATTCAGAACTACTAAATACATCCATTACCAATGGACCTGAAAATTTTAATTTAATTCTTAAGGTTGGAGACATGACAATTTGTCATAGGCAGTTTGACGCAAAACCATACCCCCCAAAGGTCAGATATACCGTAGACCTACGCCCAAAGTTAAAAACGATCATGTCGGACTTTACTGACATTTTTTCAGGCCAAAAATTTAATTATTTTTATCCAGAATTAATCAAAAACTAGGAGTATTTATCTTTACAAACGAAAGGAAAAAAAGTATGGCGACGGGCAAAAATTTTGAATATTTAGGTAACACATTTCAGTTACAACTACTAAATCAAATTATATTAGATAAGGATTTTTCACACTCAATAATTGATGTAATAGAGAACAACTATTTTGAAAACAAATACTTCAAAATAATAATACAGATGATTAGAGAGTATTATGTTAAGTTTGATCACACACCATCTTTTGAGACACTTGAACAGGTT